CCTCCATCTATACCATTTCGTAAATCATTTAAACTTGTAAAAACATTAAATAATTCTAACTCTGTTTTGTTTGTTAGTAGGTTTGTTTTTATAGTGTTTATTCTATAGCTCTTATTAGCTATTGTAAACGTATCATTTAAGTTATAGTTCAGTAATATTCTTAAGGGGAGATAAGCAGTTATTTTAGTCTTTCTTGCTTGTTTATCGAATATACTTGAAATGTAATCTATATAGTTCTTTTGGAATAAAGAGTTTGTGTTAAACTCTAAACTATTCTCATCCATTTCTCCACCAAAGTTTAATGTAGTATTGGTAAATGGTAAGACTACATTTGAGTTAGATGGTCGCTTATAGTTTGTTATTTCTGTAGTGCCATTCCAAAATATAGAACCATCAGCGTTAGTGTTTTTACAATACAACAACAATGGCTGTCCTATAGTTGCTTCTAAGTTATTATCTAATAAAGAACCTTGTGTTACATTTGTTAAGTTTCCATTAGTATCTCTCAATCTTTCATACATCATCTTCTCAAAGCCTATCTCTATTTTATAAGCTCCTCCATCAAACTCATCATTACCAGATGTTAAATTACCAAAGTCATCATCTTGAATCTCATCAGAGTTTTTAACTAAAAAGTATTCTTTGCTTTTAAATCTAAAGTCTACCTCTTTAAATTGAAGTAGCTTACCTATGCTTGATTTATCTACATCTACATAATCTGTAATGTCGTAAGTATTTCCTTCATTGTAAAAGTCTTGTAAAGACCTTACTACTATAATACCATTCTCTTTGTATGCAGTTAGATTAAACATTTTAAACAAAGATGTTATAAAGTCTATAACCTTCATTTGGGGAATTTGACGAGACACTACAAAGGTGTTTAATATTGAGTTATTTGGAAAAGCATATGTAGCAGTAAGAAGACCTTGAAGTCTTGTAATTGCTAACGTCTGATTACTTATTGTTAATGTGTTTTCCGACTCAACAGTAAAAAATACATTGGTAGGTATATTATTTGTAATTTCAAATTGTACTGTATGAGTTGCAGCGGTACTAAAAGTTTGCTCTGCATACACTTGTCCGTTAGGAGATGTTATTCTTACAGTTACAGGAGTAGCTGCTGTTAGTGTTATATTGTAAGTAAATGTATATAGGCTACCATCAGATAAGGGTCTAACATCTACATTATTAGCAGTAGTGACTGTTAAATCATTAAGAGTATTTGTCACAGTTAATAAACCTCCAGTAGTTAAAGCATTACTAACATAGCCAGAGGCTCTATGTAGTAACATATAAATATTCTGAAAATTAAAGCTGTTAAAAAAGTCATTACTAAAAGTAAGGTTATACTTAGATTCTATAGCTTGTATTATTTTTTTAATTCTTAACGCTGGTTTTAAATCTGTATAAACTAAGCTATCACTTCCGCTTTGGTATTTATCGTTTGTATGTATATTAAAGTATTTACTATGTGTTACTAATGGAAATACTATATCAGTAGTAACTGGTGTTTGAAAATTACTTAAAACAGTTGCATCATCATAAGTGAAATTTAAACTATCAAGAGATTTTAAAGAGCTTAAGTCATCATCTTTCATTAAATCCTTCAGCTCTACTATATCCCCAAAGAAGACAACCTTATAAGAATAAGCCTTATTGTTTTTTAAGTCTACTGTGTTTAGTCTTATTTTTCCCTTTCTAAAGTCTACTCCGTTTAGTTTTATTATTGCATCAGCTTTAAACCTTGCATCAAAGCTATTTATTATATCTGTATCTTGATAATGCTTAAAGAACTTGTTATTAGTCTTTGAAGCTGGTAGGTTAAACTGTTGTGAGAATGTTGTGAATATTTTAGATATATCTCTAACATCTTGTATGCTATCGGAAATGCTTACACTTTCATCTTTAAACAAATCCATCTTAACGTAGTCGGTGTATATTCGATACGTTTCTCCACTTGTCATTATATTGTTGTCAAGTGTTACTTGAGTAGCTGAATCTATTACTGTTATCTTTGCAGTAGTATTGTCTGTTGTGTTTTCTACCACATCGCCAACCTTAATTAAAGTCGTGAAGGTTGCTGATGAATCTACTAATTTATTTGTAGTTGTAGCACTTGCAGTACCTTGAGCTAAGAACTGACTCCGAATGTATAACTCTATTATCTGCATCTATCTAATATCGTTTATTGTGTTGTTAGCAAACTCTACCTCTATAGTGTAGTTTATTATTTTGTCGTTTAGTTGTGTCTTATATGCTAAACTTGTTGATGCTATATTTATAGGTAATGTCTTAAAGTCTATTTCTATCCAGCACTCCTCACTTAGTTCAAGTTGTTTAAATACATCGTTATAAGCTTCTGGGTAGTATCCTGTGTTTAATGTAAGCTTCTCACTTCCTTGCTTAGTTAGTATTGTGTCTTGGTGCTTGTTTATTGAATAACTTGCTCCGCTAACTATGTTTCTCTTAAACGATTCTTTTTTTGTTGTTAGTGTTTTATTAGTTCTCTTGAAAAACCATATATCTTGTAAAGCACCAAACTTATTTACAAATGTTACTTTGTAAGGTTCATACTTACACTCCTCAACATTTTGTACTTTTAAAATTTTAAGCTTATTAACACCGCCTTGTGAGTAACTAACGTGTATAGAATCGCAGTCCATAAAAATAAACTCATCCTCAAAATCTACAATACAAACATTATCCTCAAAAGTACCACCAGACTGTACAACTCTATCCTCAAAAGAATCAGCTCCATCAACACCATTTGTGATATACCTAATTTGCTCACTACTTAAAGAGCTTTGTGTTAAATTAACAGTTCTAACTATCTCTCCGTTTAGTAAATATGCTACTGAACTTGTTATAGAATTGTCAACAGGGAATACTACTGGAGAATCATCTAACTTTAAAATAATATCATTGCTTATATAAACAGCATTATCGTTTTGTGGATTAGCACCATCCTCAAAGTAACCATATCCATTAAGAGCTTTTCGATAAGTATAACCACTTATTGTTTGAGCTACTCCGTTTATAGTTTGAGTTGTTCTATAATCTACCCATAAGATACTTGTTGAATATGTACCAGTAAAAGTCTGACTGATATAGTCTTTAATAAGTTCGCCTATCTCAAAAGTAACTTCATTCTTAATTGCAAATCCCTCAAGGTTATAAGTAGGTGTTGATGGTCTGTCCGTTATCCTCGCACCAGTATAGATGTATATTTCTATAGTTGTACTATTTAAGCCTGTTACAGTCCCTGTAGTTATATAATATGGACTTCTTACGTTTATATTGCTCATTTCTTATTTATGTTTACTTGTATCTGTTTTTCTAATCCTATTGAGTATGCTTCTAATAATTCATCTGGCAACCTTTTAAATGCTGCTTCAAAGGGCTTAGTAAAAAACATACTTGGTCTTATACCTTTCTTATATATTGATTTAGCAATAGCAAACTTAATCCCTTCTCTTGATGCAAACTTTCCTCCTTTACCTCTTGGTGCTATTCCTTTTCTTATAACCCATTTATCAAAAGCCTTTGGTGGTGGCATCTTTGTTGTATATGAGTAAGGTGTGTTATATTTCTTTTCTTTACCACTTACCCCTCTATCTTG